CCTGACCAAAGTCCTCGTAGAAGACGGCGACCACATCCGTATCGGCCAGACCTACGCCAAGCACTTGGCTCAGTCTCTGATCGAGACGAAAGAGACGCTTTCGGCTAACATCCTGAACCGTGCGTTTAACAGCGCGTATGTTGGTGGTGACGGCGTATCGCTGGTCAGCACTGCGCATCCGATTGTTAGCGGCACGTTCAGCAACCAGCTGAGCACAGCGGCTAACCTGTCGCAAACGTCGCTTGAGCAGATCCTCATCCAGATCCGCAACGCTGTTGACAACAACGGTAAGCGTATCCGCTTGACACCTAAGAAGATCGTTTCTGGTCCTTCTAACGTGTTCCAGGCTGAAGTTCTGCTGAAAAGCGTGTTGCGTACCGGCACTGCTGACAACGACATCAACCCAGTTAAGTCCATGGGCTTGCTGGCTGAAGGTCAAGCTAACTTGTCACGTATCACCTCGTCCACCGCATGGTGGGTGCAGACTGATGCGCCTGAAGGCTTGAAGCTGATGATGCGTCGCGGATTGGAAAAGTCTATGGAAGGCGACTTCGAGACTGACTCAATGCGTTACAAGGCAACCGAGCGTTACACTGTGGGTTGGACTGACCCGCGTGGCGTGTTTGGTACGGCTGGCGTGTAGGTAATAAGAAGAGGGGAGGCATAACCTCCCCTCTTTGTTTTTCCGGGAAAACCCGGCGTATCTGACAGCCCCGGCTGACGTCATGCAGACAGATACCCACTTAACTCGCATGAGAGGAATTTAAAATGGCTAACACAACTTTTACCGGCCCAGTTAACTCGCTGAATGGTTTCGTCGGCGGCACAGCATCTGCCCCAATCACCGTGACCACAGCAACAAATATTAATAGTTCATACGCTACCAGTTCTGCTACAACTGGCGACACACGCCTGAGCTACAATCGTCTTACCCTGACCTCAACAGGCTCTGGTGAGACGCTGCGTGCTTTGACTCGTGTAACGGGTGCAAATGCTGCAACTGGCGGCACTGTTAACGGCGCACACATCTCCGCAGCAGTGTTAACTGGCGGCACAATCTCCGGCGCTGCAAACGCGCTTCGGGCGACCATTGGTGCGTCTGTTGCGTCTCCGGGCGGGACACTGGCTGCTCTGCAGCTTGATACTGACTTCGCATCGGGCACTAGCCTTGGCGCTGAAAGCGCATTTATCCGCGTGACTGACTCCGGTGCTGGCACTGGTAAAATGACGCGCCTGATGAACATTGCTACGGGAACCGGCGTGTTCACGGCTGCGACCAGCTCAAGCACGTTGGCTGGCGGTATCAAGGTACGTATTGCTGGCGCCGATTATTTCTTGGTTGTTGCAAGCGCGATTGCGTAATGCAGATCACTAAGAAATTTCTGTTAACAGAGATTGCCGAATTGCAGGCTGAATCGAAGAAGGCTGAAACTTTTTTAATTCAACTGCAGGCGACTATTTCTGCATATCAGATGTTGGTGAGTCGCTTAGACGCACCGGAAACAGTTGAACCGGCTGACACAGGAGAGTAATCATGGCTGACGCAGTCACATCGCAAATCATTCTTGATGGCGAACGCTTATTCATTGGTAAATTTACAAACATTTCTGACGGCACGGGTGAAACCGCTGTTGTCAAAATTGATGTCTCTACGCTGGCGGTTAACTCATTCGGGTTGGCTTGCAACGGCGTAAAAATAAATAAAATTTACGGAACAACCCACGGCATGGAAGTGCGCATCCTTTGGGACGCTACCACTGACGTGTTTGCCTGGCAGATTCCGCAAAACTCAAATTACTTAATGGATCTTTCATCTTTTGGTGGCATCCCAAACAACGCCGGTGCGGGTAAAACTGGTGATGTGCTGTTTACAACCTCCGACGCTAGCTCTGGCGATATGTACAGCATCGTGCTTGAATGCCTAAAAACCTACGCTAGCGCGTGAGGAATTATGAGTAAAACACTGAAGTACGTTTCTGAGTTTTCATTTCCTTCCGACGGCAAGCGCCGCGTCAAGGGTTACGCCCGTGGCGGCGCTGCTACAAAACGGATGGCGAACTGTGGGGTTGACGTTAAAAAGTCCCACGGCGGGGAAGTTCTTAAGCCTAAAAAGAAGTGACTTTTAATTTTAGCGGCTTCACGCTATAATTTGTCAAACGAGGTGTGCTGCAGCAGCTGCCAACTGACTACAACTTGGGGTTAGTATGGCCTATTCTGGTGCAGTGAGCACAACGACGTTTAACGCGCTGAAGGTGGTAGACCACGCCTTCAGGCGCTGTCGTTTGCCCGCGCAGGCTATTACCGCCGAAATGCAAACCTACGCGCTTGAGTCTCTGTACCTCTTTTTATCAGAGCTGGCCAGCGTTAAAACCCCTAGCTGGTGTATTGAAAAAATGGTTCTCCCGATGTATGAGAACCAACCTATCGTTACCCTGCCCAACGGCACGGTCGAAGTCCTCAACCTAAACTACCGCACCCTTCAAGTAGTAACCGGCGCAACCACAACCGCTGCGATGTCATACACCGTGAACTTCACCACTCAGACTACCGTAGATACGGTGGGCGTAGAGTGGTCTGGCGTGTCAACTCCGCTGACTTTTCAGGTGAGCACTAACGGCACGGTGTGGGTGACGGTGGGAACTTCTTCAACTGCCGCAGTTGCCGGCGAGATTGTGTGGACAGATATCTCCGGAGCACTGGCTTACCAGTACTTTAGGATTACCTCCACGTCTACTTTTAACTACACTACGGTGACCCTGGGCAACATGCCGCAAGAGATCCCGCTTGGACAGTTGAACCGAGACAGCTACGTCAACCAGAGCAACAAAGTGTTCCCCGGACGCCCTAGCAGCTACTACTTTCAACGTGACCTTCCGCAACCTGTGGTAAACCTGTGGCCTGCGCCGTTCTCGGCAGCTGAGCAGGCTCAGTTAGTGCTCTGGCGGCATCGTCAGATTATGGACACCGAAAACCTGCGGCAAGATGTGGAAGTTCCGCAGCGTTGGTTAAATGCGATTGTTGACGGCTTGGCGGCCAAAGTTGCCGCCGAAACTCCCCAGGTCGATATCCAGCTAGCGATGATGCTTGAGCCAAAAGCGGGCATGAGCTTGCAGCGCGCATGGGACGGGGATAACGATGGGTCACCGATTCAGATCAATCCGGGCATAGGGTGTTACACAGCATGAGCGCATTTCTTGACCCGAGTGGACAACCGACGTATGGCATCGCCATATGCGGGCGTTGCTCGCGTAAAATGTTTCTTTCAGCGCTGTCTCCCGATCCAAACTACCCCGGCTTGATGGTGTGCCAGGAAGATAGAGACCAGTACGATCCGTACCGCCTTGCGCCGCGCCGTCCTGATCAAATCGTTTTGCCGTTCAATCGTCCTGACACCCCAGTTAACACGCACCCCGCTGGCCTAATCCAAGAAGCAGGCGACGAATTCATTATCACCGAAGACGGCGATAGTTACCTGGAGATTTGATAATGTCTAATGTTCCAAGTAATTTAATACCTACACGAATAACACAGCTACCTGTTGCGCCGGTGGCCGACGAAGACTCGTTGATGATGATCGTGTACGAGGGCAACACCTACCAGATCCGCGTGGGTGATTTGCTAGCTGTGGCGGGGGTTCCTACCAACCGCCAGGTAATTGCCGGCACGGGCATGACCGGTGGTGGCCAGTTGACCGCGAACGTGACGCTGAGCGTAGCTAACGGCGGGATTGGCACTACGCAGCTTGCGGCTTCAGGTGTAGCGTCTGGAACCTACGGCACAGCGACTGACATTCCCGTTTTTACGGTTGACGCCACTGGGCGCGTAATGTCGGCAACTACTATCCCTGCGACAACGTCCGGTTATGTGCCCGTGGCTACGCAAGTGATTGCCGGTACAGGACTGAGCGGCGGTGGCCCGCTAAACGCTAACGTAACACTGAACGCAAACCTATCGAGCGCGTTGCCGCTGGTAGGGAGCAACTCGGGTGTTGCCGGGGTTTCTACCAATATTTCACGCGCTGACCACCAGC